GTAAGCTGAAAGTGCTCTCAAATACTTGTACCATACTCCAAGATATCATTATCGGGACTATGAATCTCAAGGAATAGAGGGTGGTGGATAGCTTTCCGTTCCCACACCGAGCTTGTCAGACTCAGCGGGTATGAGTTTGGGTTAGTCATCCCTAACCTTCGGCCATGAGCTGAGCATGCAGATCCATCATCAGTTGATGATCAGAACGGCCTTTACGCCAATCTGAAACATCGCCCTCCAATGGAGCAACAGGCTCAACCTTCTGACCAGAAGGCGTTGGACAGATCAATACTTTATTCACTTTCTTCCACATTCTTAACGTCTTAGGTACACGAACCTTTGGTCCCCGCTGTTGAACAGCGTCAAGACCTCGGAGAACGTTAACCTTCGTCGGTAAGCGTGCGGCGAGAGCTTCAATCGTATCGAGAGCCTGGAACATGGAAAGGATGAAGAGTTCCTCACCAGCTCCGACATCACCGATCGGGGAATGCTCTAAAACTTTATGTCTTATTGCATCGAATTCCATAACCGCATCAGCCATGGGACGGCGGTAAGCGTCGACTACCGTTTCCTGGTACCAGTCCCACAAACCATCAACATCGCCATACGCGGGATCCAAGTGGAAGCCTCGAAAGGCCTCGAACAAGGATTTCCGAATACGGACGAGATCAACGGCAGCGATCCTAGACCGAATAGACTCGATAACCGGCGCCCCCCAAGAAGGGTGGGTTGGCCGCACTTGACAGAATCTGTCTTGTTTGTACCAATCCCACACGTTCCGTGCCGCCCATTTCGATACGGCGCCTGGACGTGTCAATAGCAATACTATCGAGCGGGATCTTCGGGATAACTCTGACAGACGGCTGGTTGCCGCCCGAGAGGAAGCCTTGAATCCCAACCCCATGCTCCGAAGTACAAGGAATAATGAAGGCAAGGTTCCCGTACGGTCCTCTGAAGCCTTAACGACTTCAGGAACGCCCGTCACCCCAAGCCAACCGCACGCAATCCCCACTAAAGGCAAAGGAGTTACCTCCTCACCCTTGTAGAAAAAGCGCTTAGCGAACTCGAGGGACAGGTTGTTCGAGACAATGGACTTATTAAATCCAATCTTGACTCCAGTCTCCTTCATAATCTTCACATACTCAGCAGCGACATTGCGATCTCCTATCACAACATCATCACCGAGAATAGCATAAAGATCAAACCATCCACTCACTCCGGCTCTCCTAGCCGCAAATTGAACGATAGCATGGTGTACCAGAGCTAACATCGCCCAAGAAGAATAAGCTCCCATAGGTTGCCCTACCGCATACCGGATCGTTCTGACCGCCGAACCAAATGTTTTCACATAAAGATTCGGAAGGAAGTACGCCCGTTCTGTCAGTAGACGTCGCCAATGGAAACCAAACTCCTCAGACGTGAAAACACCCAATAACTTCTCCTGCAAAACAACAGGAATGCGATCCGTTGCAGCGGACAAATCATAAGAAAATACCGCTTTCCGGCCAGTCACTCTCAATTTTTGAATGAGAGCCCGCACTGGGGCGAGCTGATCAAACAGACCATCTTGAGGAATAGACTTCAGCAGTACATCAAAGATATACCGATGCAAAGGATACAACAGCCACTGCGTTAAGCAATCGACCATAGCGACAACACGCACCTTTCCTGGTTCCTCCACCAATGCCAACTTCCCCAGTTTACCAGACCGCCCCTTCCAGTCCTTCGCTTCCATAATCCGTTGGCGAGACGCTTTCCCATCCGAATTTCATCGGAGGTACTCGACACCCGCTTCACAGACGGGTGCATAAAGAAGAGAAAGGGAACGAGT